CTTGTGTTTGACAGACAATTCAGCATCAGCATCAGCATCAGCATCAGCATCAGCATCCAATTCACCCGACTCCATCTGTACGACAGGTGGAAGTTCGGACACAACGGGAACCTCAACATCCTCGAGAGGTAGCACCGCATTGCGGGACACCAAGCCATCCAGGTGTTCACGAGGTATGCATTCCTCACTTCCTGCCTGAATTACAGTCTGTTCACCATCAATCTTGATGTAAATGGTATGCAATGCACGAATTTTCACTTGCTGGCTCATGTTATTACCTTTTCACGTTTTGCGTGACTTTGGGGCGGCATTAGCGCCGCCCCTGATCACATTCTAGGCCAGGACACGCGCCTTCAGCGTGCAGTTCGGATTCGCCGGGATCATCAGCGGTGCCGACTGGCTCATGATGAAGCGGGCAGACGGATCTTCCTGATCCCACATCTTCACAAAGATATCAGCCGGATTCAGACTAGCGGCGGTATCCAGAATGGCACCAAAAGCCTTCACCCCATCAATTCCCGGCGCGACAAGCAATGCATCACGCGGGTCCATGACGTTGGAATAAGTACCATCGCTGTTCTGAAAGGTTCCAGTGTAACGCCACACCCGAACACCAGAACCGAGCGTACCAAGATACGCGATATTATTGATCGGGTCCGAACGGACAATACCACGGTTGATGCTCACTTCTTCAGAACCGCGATAATTGGTGTCCAATTTGCCTTTCAACGAACCTTCCGCCGCATTGGCGTCGGCCATGAATTTCGCGGCGGCCTGTGATCCCAGGATCACATTGTTGACAGACCCGCCGAATGGAGCGTCTGCCACCGTGTCGATCCAGCTCTGAAGATCGTCGAAGATGCTGACACCAGCTTCACCCCAGCGTGTTCCGACATCTTTGGTAATCGTATGGCCTGCCTCACGATCGAAATCGAGTGTGACAGCCTTACCGACACCTGAATCGGTCTGATAGTTGATGGTGATCTGGCCGTCCAGAACGGCTTTGGCTGCCATATAATCCCACAGGCGATAGATCGCATTCCGGTGATACTCAACAATCCGAAGCACTTCCGAAGCGTAGCGGGACTGTGGCGACATGAGGTTCTGGCGTGTTGCCAGTTCGCCCGGCTGCATCGCCAGCATTTCGGACGGGCGCACCGAATCTTTCGGCTTGGTATAAGCCGGTTTGAATGACTGGATACGCTCGCCTTCACGCTTGTAGATCGGCTTGCCCTGCTCGTTCGGAAGCATGAATGGTGCAATCTTGCGCGTCCCCTCAATCTTGTCGAACAAAATTTCTTCCTGCGTGGAAAGGAAGCTGTTCGGGAAGAAATTATCGAGGAAGAAGCTTGTGGGCGCAACAGTACGCTCATCAAACATGACCCGGTAGAGCTGGGTCGGAGAATAAATGTCAAAAGCCATTTTTGGCTCCTCTTTCTTTCAATCCAGCCGACTACGAGGTCGTGAAGGCTTGCGGTTTACGGATGATGATATTCGTCGGAGCGGGTGCTCCTTCAAACGCTAGGCGCTTCTTCTCGTCGGAATCGAACGAAGCATCCCAAACCAGCAGGGCCGGATTGAAAACGCCCGCGCGATAGACGGCTGCCCGGACAGTTGTATCGCTGCCTCCCGTCGTGTGCGCATAAACGAGAATGCCGATCGGCCGAACGCCGATCCAGGCCGCGTCAGCTCCGCCGGACAAAGCAGTTGCACCACCGGCCCAGGCGGCTTGAATGGAGTCTTCGGCCACAGCGATCAGATTGCCGTTCGCACCTGCTGCGCGGGCCGTCACCGTGACGGTTGCGGTATCCACCGTGGAAACGGCTGCCGGATTCGCCAGTGTGCCGGTGAAATACTCCGTACCCTCTGTACCGGAAGCATTGATCGCAGCATTCAGGTTGACTGCCGTGACAGCCGCCGATGCACCAATTTGCACATCGTACGCAGCCGCAGGTGCGTCTTTCAGAATATAGACAACACCCGCAATAGTGACGGTATCACCGTCGGTACCCGTGCCGGAGAACACAATGTCTTTCGACGCCTTGGCAGCCGCGTTTACGGCATAACGAGCCGGTACGATCTTGCCCCCGTCAAAACCCACTACGGTACGTGCCACTAGAGTTTGAGACGGAGCGAGAAGCTCGTCAGTGGTAACAAGCGCCGGCTCGTCACCTGTGAGAAACGAATCGGGCGACGGACTAATCGTTTCATTGCGCTGGCCAGCAAGACCTGCCGTCAGATCGCGATTTTCAGGAGTGATAGTCATTTTGAAATATACCTTTCAATCGTTACTGGACGCGAGCCGAAGATGACTTCCGGCGGCCGGCCGCAGCAAAGATGCTTTCGACGGCAACAGCGTCGTCGTCTTCATCTTCGATTCCGGCAGGCTCCGCTGAAATGTTCGGATTGAGAGTCGAATTCATCGCCTGCTCAAACTGATTGGCCGATACACCGGCGGTGGGTTGAGATTGAGGTGCCCCCTGAATCTGCACCACTTCCTCCTGCAGATCAGCGAGAAAGGCCGACGCCTGTTCGACACTCATGTCGGTTTTCAGGGCGGCAGACAAAGCCGCCTTAGGACGAGCTTTGGCCTGATCCGAACCGAGAATGGCGTTAATCCGTTCCCGCTCGGCTTTTACACCATCGGCAACACCTTGAGTGTGGCCTTCAGTGCGTGCGTTATCGACGGCCGCTTGATCGACCGCCGCATTGTTGTCCGTAAGTTTGGACATCTGGTCATCTCCTTTTTGCTGTGAGACTTCGGCCGCAAAGTCGGCCACGGCGTCGTCAAACGAGCCGATTGAATCAGCCATGCCGTTCGACAGGGCTTCCTTCGCCGTGAATGTCAGGGCCTTCGTCTCTCGAACGACCTGTTCATCCACGTCTCGATTTCGTGCCACTGTTGACACGAATTCGTCGTATAGCGCCTCAATGCGCGCTTGAATTCTCTTTTTCACGTCACCGGAAAGAGGTTCGTCCGGATTGCCATCCGTTTTGTGTCCACCTTTTGGCGCGGAAATGTATGTGATGCCGATACCGAAATTTTCATTCCATTTCGACCAATCGACATGCATTGTAACAACACCAACCGACCCGACACCCCCTGTGCGGGTGACTGTGATTCCGTTTTGTGCAACAGAGGCAATCGCATAGGCTGCGGAATAAGCGTGATCGGAAGCAAAGGCCTGAACCGGTTTTGCACTGCGGATCTCGAACATTTTATCCACGAGGTCGAAACAACCCGATACCATTCCACCCGGACTGTCGATAACCAGTGCGATCCCCCGGACATCTGCATCCTCGATACCGCGCTTGAAAGCTTTCCAAATGTAGTCGTACCCGGTTGCGAAACGTGCAGTGAAACCAAAGTCCTTCAGCAGCGTCCCCTTAACCGGGATTTGAAGGACTCCGTCCTTCACGGCATAAGGACGGTAGCGCTCCATGTAGGAGCCACTTTCATACCAAAAATCATCTTCAAGCTTTGATTCATTCTGAACGGCTTTGATCTGGACCAATTCAGCCGCAGCCTCTTGCAGGCACGCCGCAAAATAAGCTCTCCGCTCTGGCGCGATGAGTACCGGTTGCTGATCAATTTCTGCCAACAGATTGGGTTTAACGCTCATCTGAAACTCCTCGATCATTCGGGGTGGCCGTGAGTGCATTCTCCATGTTGGAGGAGTCTTCCACCAGAGATGGCAATCCAAGCTCTTCACGCATCCGCTTTTCCCGCTGCATCTGGCGATTCACTTCGCGCCAATCTCCGCCATGGGCACGGGCGACCTCGTATTCCTGGGTGCTCAAACCACTTTTCATGCGAAGAATTGCAGCTTGAGTTTCTTTCAGCTCATCGACTTGTCCCTGTGCCGCACCGATCCACTGACAGTGGGAATAAGCTTCGGCGTTCAGGCCTTCGTACCAATTTGGAATGTTGGGGCGCTTCAGAACTTCGATCTGATTCTTGCTGATCGCCTCTTCAAGCCACAAACGATAGATAAAATTGGCCATTGTATCTGCGGCCATTTTCTTCTGCGCATTCATGAACTTGCGGGTTTCGTTCATCGCTCCGCGATAACCGGAATAGTTAGTATTGCTGAAGTCTTTTGAGAGCTGCTCGTAGGAAACTCCAAGTGCTGCTGACATATAGCGCAAAACCGATCGCTCGAAGTCCGTCCCGATAGGTCCACCTCTGCCTGCAGGACGCAATTGAAGCTTTGTTCCTGGGAACAAATGTGGAATTTTCGTGCCGCCAATTGACAGATTTTTTGCACCACCAGAGAATTCCCTGATGGCGCTGAGCCAGGGCTCTACGACACCTTCAATCGCATCTTCCCCACCTAAGGCAGCGAATGCCTGTTGGGGCAATTCAGACTCAATTGATGCGGCGTATGTGGCGTTCACAATCGCATTTTCGAGAACCATGTCACGGAACTTTCGTCCCATGCGCGTCTCTTTCAGCATCTGAACGGTATAGGGTGTGCCGCGGGTTTGCTCCGGACGCCGTTGCTCGAATTTGTGCAACACCATAAGCCTGCCCCATGGCTTGCGGATTGGGACACGGCGCCACTTGTAGGCATCAACGTCGATCGGGTGGCGAATATCGCCAGGGTTATAATTGCGAATATAGTAAGCAAGAGGCGCACCCCGGCGGTCGATTTCGACGCCTGCCCGCACCCGGTCTTGAACGAACTGGCGATCAAATGGATCGCTAAGGCGGGCAGTATCAATCACTTGAACGGCTGTTCTGAACGGGCGTCCATCGGCCGGCATCCATTCTGCAGTCGAAAGAATCTCTCCACCTGCCAAATACACACCTACTGCGAGTCGCACCAGCTCCGTAAATGTTGATTTACGCGAAGCGTCAGCCCAATAATGGGAACTTTCGGCCCACAACATGAACTTCTCTTCAACTTCTTCCTGAAATTCAAAATCCCACACCTCGTCAATACTACCGAACAAAATCTTGGACTTCGGCTTGGCATTCAACAGGTATTGGCCCCCAACGATATTATCGCGATGGATACGATCACCACCACTGACATAGGCATCGTTGCGAAAAAGATCACGGCTTCGCGCACCGAGTATATCCAATTCGGGAATAATATCAGCATCAGCCGATTGCATGGACGGCATCCAGCGGGCCAATTCCTGACTCTGACGGCTCGCCCCCTCATACGCATCCCCCGCAATCATTAGCGGGTCGCCCACAGGAGCCGCAACCGTGGGCGACCCTTCCCGGCCAACGCTGGACGGGGACAGTTCGCCCGGCGCCGGACCAAGCAGTTCCTCGAGAGACATGTGCGCGAACGTCATCAGAACCAAACCCGCATCGGCTTGACCGGCACATTCATTCCCTGAAGCACTGCGATTTTTCTCTCGATTTCAGAAATATAGGCCGCGAGCGAACCTCTGTTCGCCTGATTGTAGCGAACTCGTTCTCCGTTGGAGTCTTCAAACTCTACAACGGACTCACCAAGCATGAGTTTTTCATAAGCCCCTTGAGCTTTCTCAAGTTTTGTATTCAACGACGAAAGAGTTTCGGTCATATGTATGGGACGCTTTATGATCTGTTGACTCACGCTTCATATACCACATTTATAGTGACTGTCTACCCTATAGTAATTCTTTATAGTTTCACTATATAAGTGATTTATCAAGCAAGATTTTCGCCAAGCGACCTCAACGAACTCGTTCTCTTTTTCTTGCCAACAAATTTGGCTGTCTCCCTCTTGGTCGAATCAAAAACAAAATCATTTCTGGTCCATGGTTTTGCCCAGGCCGGAGGACTTTCCCAATCAACTTCGAACATGCGAAGAGTGGGCCAAGGGCCACTATCGCGTCCTTTCTGGACCGCTGCAAGAAAATAACAAAGCAGATCCCATGATTCATTACGCCGCTTGCGTGGGTTTTCCCACTTCCCGTCATCTGAACGAACCTCCGCACAGAGCTGGGTATAAAACCAATCAGGTATCCAATCAGGCCACCGAATCATCCCTCCAGGCTCCGTCCTGCCAAGGAGATTCGAGAGTTGATCTTTGAGTTTGTTGGAATTCAAAAAGAGCATTGGTACGTCACCACGAGCTCCGGAATTGCGATCCTTTCGAACTGTTTCGCCCGGATAATCAAACTTCACCATCGGCGCCTGCCGATTTGGCGTGCCCTTCACGAGAGCGAATCGGCGATGGTGGCCTTCTTCCGATTTCCGCAATCGCCGCCAGAATTCCAAGGCTTGAGGGGCAACACCCGTTTGACCCTGAGAGTCAGATACCGTCAGCATGATCGACATTTTACGGCCGGAACCATCTCCGAGCGGATAGCTGCGCTCGATAACGTCTTCAATCAACTGATCCCAATCCTCCGAATAAGAACCGGGTTCGATCGGTAGCGGGTCTCCATCCTTGTCGAACCGGGTTTTGGACTTGCGAATTTTGAAGCCATCTATGACAACAATGTCACCTCCAACCGCTATACCGTGAACCTGAACAACGAAAGAGCGTGCCTGCACATCAACGCAAGCGATAAGCGCCCTGACATCTTCAGGGACCGTCGGCACTTCTTCTGTTGCTCCCCAATTTTCAGCACGATCTTTGAGCTCTTCCGGCACACGATCCGACACTCTTGCTCGTGAGACGTATGGAAGTCCAAGATCAAGGTTGAAAACCGTCTTCAACGGCCCCTCTTCACCCGTTTCATTAAGGTGTCTCTCCGCCTGGATATAGCGGAGGACCAGCTCTTTCCAGGATGCGAAAAAGGCAGGAGGAGATTTCATCCAGAAGGAAGCGATGTCCGAACGGATCGGCT